AATAATCTAGAAGGAACTTCCCTGGCAACGTCATCAGAGGATGCCTGTAATAATGAAACAGGAACTGTAATATCTAAAGTCTTATAAGAATATGTTGTTCCATATACCATCTGTAATCTCTGGAGGTCATATTCATACTCGTTTCCATACTTTACTTGTGTATCAGTATATTCATTAGTGCTGGGGATATCAGGAGATGCAAAATAAGTGCTCGCCATCTTAGAAGTGTCTCCTGGTTTGCTTTTGTTTACAATATCCAGGAGCGCCTCTGTGTCGGAAAAATGTTTGTTCTCAATACGGTCAGTATAAGATAACATTTCTTTACGGGATTCTCTCCTGGCAAACTGCAAAAGTCTGTCTAAATTTCTTGAAATCATACCTCCAGCAACATCACCGGAAATACCCTCTTTACCAAAAGTACTGTAGACTAAATCTGAAACTCCAGTGAAACGAGAAACATCTAGAAATTGACTAAATCTTTTTTGTCTTAGGACAATATCACTACTTTTTGAAACAAGACTATGATTCTCGGCAGTAGAAATAGCATCCGTAGTGATAGTGTACGTCTCGGTTCTATCTAAAAATGTTGCTTTTTGCGCCTTGTCTAAGATATATGAAGAAAGCCTGTTCTGGTTTATGGTTTCTACTATTTTACCTGTCTCTCCTGATAGCGTGCTTACCTCTATATAATAGGGCATCAAAGGCTCATTAAAGTCATATGCGGTCAAAAAACTTAAGGATTCCTCAGGAAATTTTGCTCTCTTATACAAATCTCCCAATTCTTTGCGTTTACCATCGTCTATCCGATTACCTAATATATCCATATAGCTTTTGAAATATGTTGGTAAAGAACTTCGAGCAATATCTAAAAGTTGCGGAGAAACATTCCCACTCAAAGTAGAAAGATTATCATACTTTTGATAGGCTCGATTACCCCTTGTTGCGTTTCCTATCCAGCCATTAGGAACTTTCTGGTTGTCTTTTATATCAAAGTTAATGGTCCCCATAAACGTGTAAAAATTAATAAGATTATTTTCTTCCGCATCCTCATAAAAATCAGATGCTTCGAGGCAAGGTTCATAGCGATTATAAACAGGTTTAACTATACCATAGTCACTCCCGGCTAGGTCACTCATATTTTCTACTTGAAGATATTGCGCACTCTGACCATCGACCACAAATGGTGTCTCTACCGAGGAGCCATAATAATTGGAAATAATCGGAGCAACTACATTATCGTCTGAAATTATCACTTGAAGGCGGCGAGCAAGACTTATCCCTAGCTGCTCTTGCACCGCACGAATCAATAAGTTAATATTTGACTGACGCTGGTCTTCATCGACTTCAATACTAAGCAACATTTGATAGACAGTTCGAAGAGCTTGTCCCAAAGTCCGAGGGGATATATAAGGCTCTGGGCGAGGCTCTGGCGGAGGATTGTTCTGGTTATAGAAAGTCGCTACAGTGTCTGGTGTAAGTAAGCCGCCGCTACCTTCCCTCAAAACTCTCCAAAAAGGTCTATTATTATTTGCTGCAATTAAATCTGGGATTGTCCTGGTGTTTAAGCCGTCAATAATACCTATTAGTCTCGATATTTCTGCCCTTAGTCCGGTGGGTGCCTCATCGCCAAGTTGAGCCATCTGGTTCATCAGTTCCACTTGCCGACTAGTGAGTTGTCTTACCAGGTCTTGCAAGGTAATAATCCTATTTCTTTCGCCCCAATAAGGAAGATTGTTTAATCCTTGTTCCATTTGCGGTAAAGATAGCTCAATATTTTGAGGCGTTATTTCACCTAAGTAAATAAGGTCGCCATCTACAGTAAGGGCATTCAAAGCGAAATCGTGTAGTTCTCTGGGGTAATTAACTTCTGTTTCACCCAACGTGCGTACATAAGGTTTTTCAGTTTCGGGGCGGGTATTCTCCATTGAATACACCCACTCATTAAATTCTGCAAGATTAGGGGCGCTGTACTCTTTGAGGACGGTACCGGGGATGGTGTCGCCGAAGCCCCCAAGTGACCACTGTACCACAAATTTATTTGTTTCACCAGGAATAGGAGCTACTCGAACTTGAGGCATTGTTTCTATACTTCTAACTTGGGTTCCTAAAAGACCTCTATAATATCTCATTATGGGGTCCCATTGTGAAACTGGAGTATGAAAAGACAATCTTCGTGTATTAAATAAACCGCCCATTTACCTGTACCCTCCGGAATTTATATCTCTTGGTGTCAAGGAACTTAGACCTGGGTCCGTATTCGAGGCAATACCCAAACCAACCGCCCCTCCTAAGGAGCCTGGTGATAAAATTTGGGGATTTTCTTCAGGAGGAGACTTAGGTGGGTTTCTCGGGGGTGGTATTTTGTCATCTGGTTCATCACGTTGCAAGAAAAAGTACTTATTATAAGTAGTGAGAACTAGCATTGATTTTTCTGCAAAAAAGTCTTCCACAACTGTATCTGCCTCTAGGGCTTGGGCAGTCTTAGGGTCTAACAAGGACCTCATCTCTTCGGATGATTTAAGCCTTACTCGACACAACAATTTCAAAGAGTCGTCGTCTTGTTGAACAACCTCAGATAAAATCTGAGGAGTCAGAGGCTGCCACACCGGAATAGCTGTCTTATATTCTAAATTAAGGTCTTTTGTTTGGTCGAGTTCGAAGCCGTTATAAATTTCTCGAATACTTTCTGGGTCGTTGTTCAAATTTCCATATCGACTAAGATATTCGACCACCGCAATATTTTTATAATTCATCCAAAAAGTAATAAATTTAGCATAAACTTTAGCTGGGTCACGGGTAAGAGGATAAGTATCGTTCTGAGGGACTTCTCGGGTCTCATAGCAAGATATCAAATCTTCTCTTTCTCCAGAATCCTTGTCTTGAAGTTCTGGTCTAACTGCATCGAAGCTTGTTAAATTTGGAGCTTCGCCTAAATCTTTAACCTTATCAGATGCAGCCAAAACAATAGCACTCTTAGTTTGGTTCGGCAAATCCCCAAAGAAATCTTCCACTGACCGTACAGCGTTATCCGAAGTTATCCCCAAAGTGGTTGCTAATTTAGTTAGAGAGTTGAAAACCCTATCTTGATATGAAACATCAAAAATAGGCTCGGGGTCTACAAAAATCTCTCCGAATATTGCGAATGGAAGCTTTATAGGAGTATTGGATTTGTTTCTTTCTCGCATTGTCTTATTTTGATTAGTGGCTTCAATTTTATTTCGGTCGTAATTTTGAGATATAGTCACATCAATTGAATCTCTGTATGCTTTTTCTGTTACTCCTTCATCACTTATTGCAAGAGGACCGCCCATAATATCGGGGATTACTGGTGGAGTTTCTGACACATATACAAATGGTCCAGCACTGCTCAGCGTCAAGGTATAGTCAGTTCTTGAAACTGTAGGTGGAAATTCTCCCCTTTGCACTGAGGGTGCTTCATAAACTTTTGTCTCTCCCACTTCAATATCCGTAGAATAATAGGTAGATAAATTTTCTAATACTTCCGCAAATAAATTAACATTAGGAGATGCACTTGGTTGTGGATTGTTAACAGAATTAAACATAGTGTTGAGGTAGTGGTTCTGAAAATGTAACTTACCGATATCCGCAAACATCACAGCATACTGGTTAATATCATAAGCTGCTCTATTCCCAGTACGAGAGGCATAGTCTGGCTGAGTAATATGTCTATCAAAAGGGCGTCGAGGAGTCTGAATAATTGCAGGAGTAAAATACTGGGTCGCAGAACTCAAATAGGGCTCTGGTATTTGATTATAATCATACATCCCCTCTGTTATACTTTGAAAATATTTTCTAAACTCATCTTCAACTCTTTCCTGATACTTTTCTATTGATAACGAATTGAGCCCGGCTCTTTTTTCTAACCCCTTATCTTGGAAAATAAAATCATTTCCATAATTAAAAGTTTCGCCACGGGTAAATGTGTTTGAAAACCACATCTCCGCAGTTTTTATAGGAATAGAACTATTAGAGTATCCCGTACTTTCAAATAAATTTGGCTGATAATTAGTCAATTCTCCAAAAGGGTCATTGGGGAATATCTCTGTCAATTTTCCAATAAAAAACCCAATCACTAACCCAATCAAATCATCCAAATCCAAAAGAGAACGAGGGTCTACATTATTGAGTTCGAATTGTCTCTGAAAATAAGGAACTATTGAGCCCTCCACAAGACCCGCCTCTTTTAAGCTAACTAACGCTTGAAGCTCTCTATCAACACTGGCAAGAATCTCGTTCAATACATCTGACACAAACTGACGTCGGTCGCCTACAAAAGTCTCAATATCATTGAGGCGCACATTTATTTTAGTAGTCTGGTAGTTAAATAAATCTCGGTCATTCCTTACTATTCCTCCTTGATATCCTACTGACGTAGGTTGAGACAAGGTTATTGTATCATAAATTTGATTGATGTCGGAGCGATACTCTCGGAATAGATTGATAAGTCGGCGAACATATTCAGGAGCATTATCAAAAACTGTAATATGAGAGCCATATTGAAACTCTCCGTTTTCCTGATTACTGTTGTCATCAACATTAATAAAGGAACCAGTAAGACCCGCCTTTTCTCTTTTCTTTCCGAAAATGTCCTCTCCCTCATAAAATATAATCTTTGAAGTGCTCATCTCTTCTGCACCAGGGTTGCGAATATTATTTTCTTGGAAAACTTTTACTGCACGAGGATTGTTCAAATATTTTATAGGAAAGGTTTTATCTGGACCTAAAACTACAGTTCTCGCATCTGTACCAAGATTATTTCCTAGATTTTGAGCAACTCGTTCTACTCTTCTTCTTTTCATAATTACTGATAATACTCTGGACCTAGGGGACATGTCCAGTAACCCTGTTCCCTGTATAAGCTGGTTAGAAGAGTATTTGTTTAAATACAAGTAAGGAAAGTAGCTATTTTTAGCTAAGAAACTGCGTATATCAAAAGCAAAAGTATATCGCACGTTCCCAGACATATCCCTTGACAAATAAAAATCACTGAAGAAGTTGTCATCTTGAATAATATTTTTAGCCCCTTGTCCCCCAAACAAATTAGACGCAAAAATATCGCCATAAAACAAATCATATATCTTGGTAAATCTAGTATTTATTTCTTGTTCTAACCCAATATTGAACGTTTGAAAGATATCTCCTTCTTTGGCTCGGGTTTCAAGATTTAGTATTTCAGCGTTTGCTGCAAAATCTGGTACAAACAAATACTTTTCAGATAATGGGTTTTTATTATCTCTTTCTACTATTTCTCTTCTATTTTCTCCTCTAGCTCCTGCATCTCCAAGCATGGGAAAATCTTGGCGTGAAATAGGCGGAAACAATGTTCTGACCCCTCGAACGTTCGCTACCTCTATTTTGGACATTCCTGTACTCAAAGCTTGAATTTCGTCGTTGGGCGGAACTTCAAGTCCTGGTTGGTCTGGTATAGAAGGGACATATAGGAAAGCATAAAAAGTAAGCTGCTCTAGGTTCACCTGGTTGGGTACTAACAAATTGGGCAACACAGAACTTAATGATATTTGAATAGGAGCCAGCGTGTAGGGCTCTAAATCTGTAGATGAACCTCTCACATAACGGGGTCGGGCAAGGTCATTCGCATTTGGTCCTCTTGCTGCTGGGTTCAGAGGTAGTAAACTCTCCAAATTAACATCGTATACGATTGTGTTTAATGGAACCTCGGTCATCCTTGAGGCTCGACTCATAGAAGGAGCATTTATTTGCGGTGCTTCGGGCGAAAACAGACTATCAACAACCCTATCATAGGTTACATAAGGACCAAAAGGAGTAACATCAAAAAAATTAACGTACAATTTAGTCTTTAAATCGGTGTCCATTTGGCGTATAAATCTGTCTTCCGGCATAAAGAGACCCGCATCGCCGAGGTCTATGTATTCATTAAGACGTTGTGATACGAAGTCATTAACCTGAGCACATCTGGGATTAGTGGCTACCAAAATACGCAAGCGCAATCCTTGGAGTGCTTCTAGGGGATTCTCTCCTCTTTGTGCGGTCTGTTCGACTGTTGTTTGAAGCGTGACTATTCTATCGTTGTTTAGATTATCTCGGTCCTGATTTAGAACAGCCGAGTTGATAGATATTTTCTTAATAAAGGATAAACTTGACATTTATACGTCACCCCCTTGAGGTGCATCCTGTGCAATTCCAAATGAAGCCACAGCGCAAATATCTCCGCTTACAGTGGTAGTCCTTTGTTTATAGAAAGTTGAACTGGGCACAATAGCATCCGCCTGTATTTCTAAATCCACTGCCAAATCAAAATAAAACTCCACATACTCATTCGTCAATACTGGAAAGTTAAACTCAATATCTCTATTGGTTCCCGCAAGAGTACTCAATAGATTATACCTGTTTCTCTGACTTTGTAAAATAGAGTTGTTCAAAGAGTTCTCATTGATGAATTTAAGTCTTTGTAACATCTCTTCAGTGGTGCCATCTGTTTTTTGCCTTCGAGATATTTTGAAAACCTCAATATCATAATTTCCGTTGGCTTTAAATATGGTATTAAGTTCTTGAACATCTAATAATAATTTTTGATTCTTTACAAGACGCCAAAGGTTTCCTTCTTGTGGTTCAGCAACATCTTGATACTCTATCTCTAGCGAAGCAGACACTCTAGGTACAGCCCCCTGTAAGAAATATTTTACGGGTCCTTCGAGTCGAGAGTCGCTACCTTGAAGCACGGAAATACTCCAAGCTGGTGCATTATCAGACCATGGTGAATTACTACCTAGAAACCTATAGTATGTAGAATTAGCATCTGTTGCTTGGTCAAACGGATTAAATACCTCAAACCCTTCTTCAGGTCCTCGACTTTCTGAGGTTTGGTGTTTCGCAGATAGACCAAAACGAGGTGTACGATTTTTAATACGGTCTACAATTTTATTTTGATTTTCTGTTATACCGCCATATTGACCATCGTAGATAATTCCATCGTCAAAAAAGGCATAAAACTGAGGTTTGAACTTACCCTCAGAATATTTTTGCTTACCGTAGGTTGTAAGTTCTACTTCTAGCACTTGCTCTTTTTGATTCAAAAATTTAACCATTGTACTTTAACTATTCCTCATCTGGGTTTTCTTGATTGTTGTTATTATCAAAACCAACATTTGAGAAGCTGGACTCTTGTAACTCTGTCTCTAGCTCTGGTCGGAACCCAGCTTCAATATCAAGCTTTGCCAGTTCAACTAGAGAAAAATAATCATAAGGCCAGTTGTAAGTTGGGTCCTCCAAAGATGTTTCTAATTTGTAAACTCCTTGTGCATAATTGTCTTTAAAGTGTTGTGGTAAAGTAGCCGCTACTTCTGCTCCTACAACATTCTCTAATTGTGCATAGTCTCTGCCAAACACCTCTCTAAGTATCATTTGGTCATAGTCTGGGATACCTCGACGCTTGACCTTAAATACAAACCACTTGATTTCAGGTATAAAGCCATCTTGGTCGCCATTAACTGGTACATCTAACAAGTCCCATCGGGGGTGCCCGTCTCTTTTTTCTGCTGGTAAATTTAATTCTATTTGTTTTTGTAAAATTTCTGGAAACTGAGTTGGCGGCTGACTTACCTTGTCGCCTGGCATATAGTGGTCAACAGAAGAAACACTCATTTTCATATTTTTAGTAAGGCTTGGCATAATACCTTGCCAGATGTCTGCAAGGTCTTGACGGCTGATTCCAACCTTATGCTCTAATAGATAAACTACCGGAGAACGCATTGTAACCTTTCCTTGGACTTGTAGCAATCGGTCCAAGTCGTCGTCCCCAAACGGATTGATAATGTCTGGCACATCAGGGTATTTTGGGGGCACCAAGCTCATCATCTGCTTTCCTAAACTAGGCGGCAGAGAATAGTTTATAAATTTCTTCCTAAACTGCTTAATTTGGGGTCCTAAAAGAGTAGATGGAGCACGAATAGTCATGACTCTTGGAACCCCTTTGGCATCTAAATAGAATGGCATCGCCAGAACTGCTTCAGAAACTGTCTTTTCACCGTTTTCAGCAAGCTCTCCCAGTCGTTTAGCTTTTTTGTAATCAAAGGTTTCGCCCATAATATCCTCTTCATCAAATCCGCATAATCGAGCTAATGAACCTAGGGTCATTGAGGGTTTTGTTGATGTAATATTCTCATACACAAATTTAGGAACCTTGCGAACATTATGCACGCTTCCAGTAACACCCCCGGAGCTTCCGTCTGGTCCTCCAATTGTTACCCTATCAGTTTCCTTGAGTCCTATGTCCTTGATATAAAGATATATGCCTTTGCCCTCTTGCGGCATTGACCCATAACCATGCCACATTCCATATGTTTCGGTATTAAAATCACCGGGCTGGACAGATGGGGCTCCAAAGTCATACAACACTGTCCCGGCACCATCATTTGCAGAGGGGAAATCCAAAATAGGACATTCCCATTTGGGCATTATAACCCAACTGTTGGGGTCGCCAGAGATTCTATTTTCTCCTGCTTGTGCAGTTGGAAATTTGTTGTTTACAACGATAGAAGCGTCAATATCCATTCGATTCTGCCACGCTCGATTCCATTGATATTCTGGAGTAAGTCCTGTTTTTGTGAGACCCGTGTCTGCTAAAAAAGTTCCGTCGGCGAAATCAAAATAACTAGAACTTGTGTTCAAGTATTGGACATAGGTTTCGTTACGAGTATTGTAAAGAATTTCTTCCAGGGTATACTCTTCTTTATCGCCATTTGGAATAAACAAGTAGCGAACTACAGATGGTCCATAATAATAAGGAGGAGTAAATGGAGCATGCTCCCCTCTGTGCATAGGCCATTCATTGGTTGCGGGAACTTTAGTTGCCCCCAGTGCGCCCCAACCTAAGGAACCGGTAGAAGTAGGAGTACCAAAAGCAAAGGGATTACTATACAGATTAAATTTATCTGTTTTCAAAATTCCAATTTCCATCATATAGGCAGTATTAGCCTCGGGACGAACAATATTAAGCCTACCTCCACTCTTTAGACTATCTTCACCAAATTTAGAAACAAATTTTGTCATATATCCGGGATTACCATTTCTCGGTGTTTTTTCCTTGAGAAAAAATTCAGGAACATTAGCTAAAAAGTTGGATATAGACTTTTTATAAAGTGTATCGTCTAAGTTTTTAGGACTAATAGCTCCGGAAGCTGGAACTCGGAGAAAGGTATTAATGTCTGCGTTAACTAGCGCATCATTTTCATTACTATCCAGAACAACCATTGGATTCATAATTGTCTCGAAAGGTAATCGATTACCCCAGAAAACTCGGTCTACATTAGCATCTGAAAAATCAAATGGCTGAGATTGTTCCCAGTGTCTTCTGTCGCCTGGTACTTCTCCATCAACATAGGTTGCCAAACCAGTGTCTAATGCTCCAGTCAAAGGACCTCTCAAGGGCTCTTTGGCGTGAACATCTCTCTTGATAAAGCCTTCTATATTTCTTGTGTCTATTCTGATAGGGTGGTCTACAGCCATTCCAGATTTGATAGAGTTCAAAATAATTCCAGGTGAATAGAAGGGCTTAAGTATACTTCTCCAACGAGGAGTAGTACTTCCCGAAGCTCCAACATATTCACCGTTTGGTCCATACGAGGAAGAAAACAAAGTTGCTATTTCCATTATTCGATTTGCTGGATAAAAACCATCATATGGCAACAACTGAAGAATAGCCTTGGAAGTTAGACCGAAGTGACGAGGGTAATCTAGTGCTTTATAATCAGGAGAGTCCTTATCATAAGTAAAGAAGTTGGGAAGAAATTCTATACCATCTGTTATGGCGAAGCGATTATAGAAATCAGTAGTATTTCCATTGAAGTTATTGGTGTTTGCTCCCGTAATTTCTAGAGTCTCTTTCACTAACGAAAACGGGTTTCCAGAATCTTTATAATTTTCTATAAGTTGTGAAACTCTAAATTCTGGAAGAATGGTATGGTCTTTTGCTTTCACTCTAGCGTCAGAGATATAGTCTTCATAAGTATTGAAAAAAGGATATTGAGGTGTTGTGAATGTAAGTTTATCAACCCCATCTACAACCACTCTGTTAATTGCTGCACTCCAAGAGGGGCGACTATAGGGACCCCCAGGAGATAAAGGTTGAGCGTATATTTTTGAATCTACTGCATCTTCTATTTGCGTGGGTACTGAATACACATATTGTACAGAGTTGATATTTGAACGAGTATACATTGCTGTACCACCAGCGTAAGCGGGATTGGTTGCACTATCATCCACAGAGCCAAAATGGGTCATCAACATTTCACCGCTTGCCATTGTAGCAGCATCAGCAAATAAGACTGGTGTTGCTCCTTTAACTATTCCTTTTATAAATGGCACTGAGTCGGAGTATAGATATGAATCTAAAGGCCAAATTGAACCTGAGCCCAGAGCCGAGGCAGCAGGGTAGTTAGGGTCCGTAGAAGACATTGGCTTTTGGTCCCTCTTTTTAACCTTATATCCCTGACTGGTAATAAAAGAACTGCTAATTCTGCCTATCTGTCTGTTATATGTTAGGATATTAGTTTCATTATTGAGGTCCTCATAATCTGTAAACGAAGATATATCCAACGAAGACACTGCTTTATCATTTACCCAAAAATTATTTGCAAAGTTTAAGCGAGCACGAGAAGCTGATAAATAAGTAAACACCTCTTGAGGATGAATTGTTTCATAATAAAACATAGATTGGAAAATACTCAATCCCGAAACATCTGTCCGAAGGGTTCTGTCCCCTTGATTGAATCTATCTCTGATTATTTCGTATGGGCGTTTAACTTTATTGTAGTTAAATTTATAGTTTCCTTGAAGGTAATAATTTAGCTCTCTATTTGCATACCCCATCAGTACATTTCCATAACTATTATGAATTGATGTTGTTACAAAATCTCTACGAGAATCTTTCAATGTTTTACTGGGTGTTCCAATAGGAGTTACAATCTGGTGAAGTAGTGGCTTGTATCTAGAAGTAACCGGAGCTTCACGATATGACCTAAAAAAGTAATGAGGGATAGATGCCGCAGCCTGCGTGTCTGTTCCTAAGTAAGGGATTGCTGATAAACGAGTGCCAAATCCTGCAACCTTTGATGTTGTGTTTCCAGCAGTATTTACACGGGCTTCCAATTCATAAGTGTTCTTTTTCCAATAAAAACTTCCTTCAGGAGTTTCCCCCGCTGAAATCTGTTTCCAGGGAGCAAAATCCCTATTATTCCACCACAAGAACCTTTTTGCCATATTGAAATACATTTGTTGGCTTTCGGCTCCAGGGGCGATTGGATTAGTGCCCGCAGTATCAGGCGTAAGAATAGTAATATTCTCAGGGAATCGTCCTTGTCGTGCCACATATGAATTATACAATGTTTGATTATCTGCCCCAGAAAGATAAGAATACCACTGGGGGCGGTCAGCAGAAGGCACCGGACGTGTCACAAAAGCATTGTCGTTAAATGTTCCCGTAACTAGTGTTTGGGTGGCTCCGATAGTGGAACCTATTTCAATACGCCGAGTGCGATTTCGAAGAGTTTTATGGATAGCCGGGACTGTGCTACTAGTTGTTTCGTAACCGCCTGGACCCATCCATTTAGAAAGTTGATTAATAAAAGCTGGACGAACGTCCATATTACGGAACGGTAACGGAATATTTGGCGACAACTGGTCCGACGAAACGTCTCGGAATTGCTGTTTTGAGCTATAGCGGTCCCCAGGGGCACCAAATTGATTAACTATAATTGTCTGATTGGTGCGACGACCAGAACGTTGACGAGGGGCAGCATAATCCGCCGAACCAGTAGGACCAAAGAAGCCATCCTTCACAGGAATCTTAGTGGCACTACTTACTCGGTCAGGAGAAGAAACAAAAGCCGTTGGCGCTGTGCTAGTATAAAAAGATGGATTGAAGGCGTGGTCCATATTAGTCAGCAGCCTATCGCTACCCTGCACCACCTCATAATTATGAACAAAGTTTCCGGCTGGTACTGACCCACTTACAATACTACTGGAGCCAGTAAATGTTCTGATATTCTGAATATTGATAGGAGACTTAGAAGCAAGTCCTCGAAGGTATTGTCCTTTTGGTATATCTTCGGTAACTAAAGTATTTATCGTGCCAACTGCTGCCACAATAGACATTTTATATTTCTCTGCACGATTCTTCTTTGTTGTCTTCATTGGGTTTACATGTCGAGACAAAAAGCCGCCAACATGAGTCTTGCCGAAAGGACCCTGCAAAGGCACGCTTTGACGGTACGGATAAATACTATCTTCGTGAAGATTGTTTAAAGATATTCCTTTTAAGCCAGCGCCAGCGGTATCATTCAGGAAGGCATTATAACCACCCTCGATTAAGGTGCCGCTTATAGCTGTGAACGGAGCCATCTGGTCGCCGATGTATATTTGACCGTCAGGGGTAGTAACACGGAAAGCAACCTTTCTCTTGGCGTTCGGGTCTACAACATCCGAACAATCCTCTAACGATTCAAACCTGTCAAAAGTAATATTAGGAATGTTTCTTTTCTTATTTACACCCTGATTCACTCCGCCCACATAGGGCATTGACAATTTACCATCGATACAGACCACCTTAGTAGCACTGTGAATAGTGGACTCAAGTGTTTCTGCGTTTACGGTTACTTTATATGTGCGGTAAAGCTCACCCTTCAATGCATTTAGAACGGCGGTTCGAGTAGTGTCCACGTCATCAGGAGTGCCAAACGCAGCATTTGTTCTTTCGGCTCGTGTCTTCCACCAATTACAATTTTTAGCTTGGTCTAAGTTGCCAACAGAGTCTGGGAGGGGAGCATGGGTAAACTTCCATTGACCTGCTCCACAAATCTGTCCCCTTACTGCTGTTTTGGATATCTCACCGTCGCCACCAACAGGGTCTTCAGGGTCCTGAAGCTTGTTCCTTGTGATGGGAAATTTATGTCTATATTTTGGTCGTTCTAATACATGACTCTCAATAAGTTTGCGTACATTAGGAGAGAACTTAGCAGAAAATGGAAACAACTGCTGGATTATTTCATTCATTGAGGCATCAAGCCACTTATAATAATCTACATATTTTTCAAAATCAATAGTACTGTTCTTGACCCTGCGGAAGTAAAGCTCCCGCATTTTTTCCATTCGCTTGTAATCAATTCTATATTTATTTACCGGTTCGCCAATAAGATTATTGAACTCATCTATAGACGCAAACAATTGTAATATCTGAGCAGATACACTGTTATAGAGACTTTTCTCTACAGCAAAATAATAACTCTGCGGTCTTATTGAAAATCCAAATATAGTATCATCGACGTCATTAGCCTTCACCATATCATTTGAGTCAACATATTCTGGCTTTTGTAAGGCTGATGTATACACATATTGTTTTCTGGAAGGGTTATCACCCGATGTAAACCCTATACCTCTGCCTGTGTGTTGTCGAAGATTAAGAGAACTAAACAATGCTCCCTGATAAGTGGAGGGATAATCTCCGGAGTTAGAGCCAGATGAATAATCATATACCCCAATAAGACCTGAGGAGTTTGCAGTTGGGTTTTCTTCAAAATCCCAGTTTAGTGCCAAGGTCTGTATTTTGGGAATAAATACATTAGGTCCTACTGTCTGGTATTCAAATGTGTTTTGGTAAGGGTTTTTCCTACCAAAAGATTCGGCTGACTGAGCGTGAGAATCAATTTCTTCTCCCGTAATGTAATCAGTCCAATATTGTACTCGACCAATTCTTACATCGGATTTGGTGAGCACTGTTCCATCAAAGTTATTTCGATGGGCTCCAGCATAAATCCTTTTTGCACTGTTAAGAACAGCAGCACCTGCCGCATATGAAGAAGAAACTTGAAAAGAATTTCTTTTGATACCAGAGTCAAAATTAGAACCATAAAGCTCAATAACATATTGTAGAGATGCCGGTGGTGATGGTCCAACACCACCCTTTGTCATAGGGTAGTATCGAGGTCGAACACTCAGGGCAACATTCCACTTTTGATTATCATAGACGTCTTGATAAATGCTGCTGGTCAATAATGTTTGACCTGCTCTGTCTTTTACAATAAAGAAGGCGTCGGGACATTCGCTAACTGGGGTTGTTTTTTTCGAAAATGGCGAAGGAGATTTTACGGCATAAACTTGAAGACCAAAGTCGGCTGCCAAGGATGCCCAAGTTAGCGTAGTAGAGGTTGGACTATTATCACTTGGAGTATGAAAACCCATAAGCGACGAAGAAACAACAACAGGTAAATCATAATCTAGTATTTGAGTTTCTTGCTTGTCAGGGAAATATATTTGGGAAGCAAGTGTAAACGCATATTCATCTAATTCTGCTCCACTTGTTGATGGTACTATTAGACCAAAAGAATTAGCTGTAGAACCGCTATAAAATTGAAATACGCTGGCTTCGGCATCCGAAAAATGACGCAATCCTGAAAAGTCCAAAAACTTCTTTGGGCTGGATTGTGTATAGAAACTATCCTGTAACTTGAAATCTAGATTATTAGAATAGGTGTTTAGTGCAATAATGCTGTCACCTACTCCCATACATCGGATGAGATTGCGGATTGATTTAGCATTACCTTTACTCTTTAGGATACCGTTAAGGTTGTTATATATGTTTTTATACAACATATTCTTAATAGATACTAACCTTTGTTCAATATCTATTTGCTCATCTCGTTGACGAAATTGTGCTAAAGTTCCAATATTTTCAAACAGTTCGGGAGCTTCTATACCAAAATTTTCTAACAGTTTATCATTGTAAGGAAATTCATTAATATCAGTCGAAGTTGTCCCTGAAACATAGTTGTTTTGTTTTAATTTAGGAATGGCTGTCAATTGATTATGGATAGTGTCAAAATAACTACCGAGGATTTGTGTTAGACTTTGTAATTCTTTGTTTGTGTTTTCATCTTCTTCTCGTACCCAGTGAGGCACAGAGTTAATGAGCCGTGAATTGTTTCCACCATCATATGTGCTACCACTAAGAGTGAGTACATATTTAGAGTTAATATAAAGATTATTGTTGTTTCGGATGATAGGGTCGCCCTCTTCAACAACTGAAGTAATATTCAAGGAGTTTATAGCCGAACCTGTAGACCGACACTTACTGTCATAACCTACAAATTGTCCATTGGAAACTCTCCCTGAATAATCAAGCACTACACTATCTGTGCTAGCTGTTAGCGTAATACCTTCATTGAAAGGCATATAAACACCGAGGGCAACATTAGCTGAAAACTTGTCAGTGCCGCCATCAACATTGGTGAACCAGTTTCTACCTATTTCTTCGGGCGTTCTTTTTGTCTTCCAAAAACGAAATTCATCTATAGAGCCAGATAATTTTCCGTAACCTTCTTTTAGGTTGACATCGCCATCGTTGTAGCGGAGAGCACCCAAGTTAGCAATCATTGCACCTGTCACTTCATTGATTGCAGCGCCAGCACCTAGGTCTAATCCTGTTTCGATACATACTCCATCCACATAGAAATCGACAGTAGGATTACCAGTTGCAGGAGCGGTGTCAAAAGCAAAAGCATAATTTCTAAACTTACCATCGCATATTGTCAGACCACCGCCAGATGGAACTGCTAATTTAGTACACCCTACTGAGGAAGAAACAAGAGTAACAAAAAACCTATCCTCTGCACCGTCATCTATTTGAATTCTTAGCTGTCCTGATGTTGCTCCAGTTGTTAAACCATTATGGAGGTCAATAATGATTTGATTTTTTGATTCCACACTCGAATCTATGACTGCATCTTTTTTGAGAAAAAATTCTACAGTAGTTCCCGCAGCACCACCAAACTCAAGATTTGATGTACGCTTATCAGTAGTAGAATATTGGGTATTTAAATGAGGACCGCCCTTTATTTGAACATATTGTGGCAGCGATGACGAAAAGAACCCAGACGCATGACTAGTGTTTCCCAGGGTGCCATAATCATTACCAATACTGATAAATCCAGTACTAGTAGGGTATTTTTCATTGAAAATAAATTGTTCTAGCGGATTTAGACTGTTGTAAAATTCTGTCTTCTCTAAACTTGAACCATCATAAGGATAAAATCCAGCAATGTAATCAAAAGCATTGTCATAATATTTTTCGGCTGACCCAAAACGCACAAACTGGGCTGGATTTCCGTAATTAACATTTGGCAGAAACTCATCACGTTTCTTAAGAGCAGCCTTTAGATGAGGTTCAGACTCAATACCATCCCCAAGAGCACCTGGGGCTGAATCTTTTAAATACTTGCTAATAACTGTAGCTTGTTTATTGTTTCTGAATAAATCGCCGTATTTTCCCATGAGTTATTTTTCTTCTTCAGTAATTCTAAAAATAAAGCTAGCCGGTTGTTCAAGGTATTTATTGTTCAATAAATACGCTATCTTAATACCATATGAATAGCCCTGCTCTAAACAAGAAGTATCAAACTTAAAGTAGCTCCCACTTACGTCATAAGACAAAAGAGTACCATCTTTGTTTGTACTTCCTGTTTGATAAGCAACTACTTCTAAGTCGTCTATCACTCGATAAATACGATAGTAAGCATTATTTATGATAGTTGGTTCTATAAAACTGTTTGCTTTTGTATAAATATTAGGTTCCCAATATTCAGAACGAGTAAAGACCCTAAACGTTGGCTCTTCTCCTTGGCGATATTCGGGCTTAAGGTTGGTAATACTAGTGACATATTCTTGCTCATAAAGATTAGTTGAAGTATTAAAAGACAACGGGTTAAAAGAACCTGTAAAATACTCGACCCTAGATGCACCAGAACCTGTGAACCAAACATCGAATAATATTGGGTTTGAACTGGAACAAGCAAAAGAAGCAGTGTATACCCCTTGTACAAAAGAATTGTTTTCTTTTAGTAATCTGGCTTTTGCAAACAAAGCAGCATTGCCACTTGATTTATCTTTTATCTGCAAGGGCAAGTCTACAGGACCAGAGGAACCAGTATAAATAGCCACCGATAATGAATTGCTACTCAATCCTGGAATATTCTTTAGCTCGCCCCTAATGTTGTTATACAGATAAAGTGTATTGATATTGTCTGCTGATGTTGCTACGCTACTGGATATATAAAAATTGCCTCTATTATCCTTACGGGATGAGTCCCAGATTGCTTCTATAGTTGGTCTCTTATGAAAAAATTCAGATGTTCTAGAAAAGAACATTTTAGTAAATAATGTATCTGAACCTGAAACTACCGATGGTTGCATCCGAACCAACAATCCATAGTTAGGAGTACTATCAAGCCATTTGTACACTATTTGAGAAATATCTAACTGCATGTCTTCTAAGCCTGTAGCAAAATAATAGCTGGTTTTAGAATTAGCGTCATTACGAATTGCAGAGCCTGTTGTTGTCCACGGGGTTCCTTCCGCTGCATTCACCCAGTTAGAAGCCCCAAGGTCTGTATAATTGTCCATATCTAACCCACGACCCTCATTCCACGGCTGATTAAGCATACAAATATCCAAACTATAGCTCAATGGAGTACTATTTCCGTGCGGAGCATTATAAAGATTTAACATATACTTTACGCTTGCAGTATCTGAAGGTAACGAACTTGCACTTATATCTGCCTGAAGACTATCAATGGGAAACTGAATTATAAACCTACTCTGTTCAGCGTTGGCTGCGTTTGCAGATGTAGGGATTGAAGTATTTAAGGATGCCGATGTCTGTCCGTGAATTACAAATGTCTCAAGAATATCAGCAGCACCCATATTAGCATTAGTGCCACGATTAAGTAGGTTTTCCTTAAACGCATTTGTTATAGTGTTATCTTTAGTAGCATAGTATTTTTTTATTGCCATTTTATCTTACAACTCCTGTGACGTCCACATCAGGTAAAAGAACTTCAGCTACTGAATTTTCCGGAATTTTTAGAAAACGACCATCATCTGACATATTCTCTAGTACATTAAATTCGACAGGGCTGTATCCTGAAGTTGCTTTGTTTATTATCTCTACGTTAGTAGTATCTACTACTCCAGGAACATCGTTCAAAAGCTTGTATATCTCGGAAATATATACAGCTTCACCAATATTGAACTTTACATTCAGGTAATCATTTTTTAGCTTTTCAACACAAGACTGGAGGATTTCGTATCTATTAGCACTCAATTCGGGTAATACCTCAAAATTAATTCCAATATTTATTATTTGACCATCTAAAATATCTATGGTATCATTTATCATTTTATATTGTATTAGCCATTCCTTTAAGTTTTCTTTTAGTATACTGTTGGGAACCACAAAATTTCCATTGATATTCTCTGACAGAACATACAAATTTAAGTTTCTTTTTACAGAATCTTTATCTCTTACTACATTAACTCTTTTGATTTTGCCAAATTTTGATGGCATTCTATATGATAAGTTAATGTAATCATTTCGAGTGACGGCTCGGTTTTGAGCGGCTTGACTACCGAATGCTTGAACTCTTACCTCTTCAGGTGTCAGAGGTTCCGTATCTCCAAGAATAGGAGTTTCATTCTCTACTTCCAAAGACGCAATAACGTCTGCAATTAAAGCCTGAGATAGAGAAGCTTGATTTTGAAATCTATAAGTTGGATTGACTACAGAATTTACAGCACCCACAGCAGCGTTTACTGTTTCAGATGTATTAGCTGTGTACTCTACTGACAGGATTGTATTAACAGGGACAACTCCAAACTTATCAGACTCAATTAATTTAGTAGGGTCAAACGTTTCATCAGTAACATAATTTCTACCAGTAATATCTAAAGTTACGCTAGACGGGTCAGCAATAGGATTAGTAGTTATATTCTCAGCGGAACCATAACCAAACTGAAGATAAGTATCATCTGCAACATCTCTTTCAATCACAAATCTTCGAGGAGCAGGTACTGTCCTAATTATATAAGGGACGGCTGCTCGATTATCATCTGTGTTTACAAGTTCTTTAAATACTATATCCTGACTGAGATGAGAAACTTCAAAATATTCATTACCTTGGCTGTCAACAACTGAAGTAATATCTGTAATGTTTGACTGGTCTAATTTGAGTCTCAAAAATCTTTGATAATTTCCTACTGTTATAGATTGCACAAATCTCTCGCCAGACACCACTTGCCCAAAAGCCTTAACAGCAAAAAAGGTAGGATTACCTGTTGTGCTATCAACTCGTGCCACGGTTACTTTATTGTTAGAGTCACTGAAATCTACATTTTCTACCAAAGTAAAAGTAGCACCACTGCTCGACCCGAGAACAGTACCACCTTCAAGAATTGGCAAGTAATTTAAGTCTGGTCCTCTAGTGTTAGTATTAGCTGGAACAATAATATAAAAAGAGCACTGCCCTGTAGAACGAGCCGCACCAGGATATCGGTATCCTACACTCTCAGCCAGTCGGACTATATTTCCAAATTCAATAGCGCTGTCCAAAAAGGATTCATTGGTTTGATAGTCGGCATAAAATGAAAGCTGGTCTCCGACATAAGCAACCAAATCCATCATCAAGGAACCAAAAGAGGCTTCATTAAAATCCTTAAATGTTGTTGGGTAATATCTTTTTGCGTAATTTACCAAATCCTCTTTGATAGATTCGAAATCACGACTTGTATAATTGATTGGTCTTTTTGCCATATTCCTACCGCCTTTTTAAATAGTGTTTGATACAGTTATTTTTAGCTCATCGGAACCATTATAGGGAAGTATGTTATATTTTATCACTACCACTATTTCATTAAGACCTATTGTTACGTCTTCAGTACTAGTAATAAAATCAACAGATTCTAAGTTGATAACTGGCAAATAGATGCTGGTTTGTTCTGCTATTCTTTCAGCAACTTGATTGAAAGTGTCATTGTTTATGTTCTCAAACAAAAAATTGTAAATACCTACCCCAAACTCGGGCAACATTACTCTCTCTCCAGGAGAAGTCAACACTAAGTTCTTGAAATTCTGTTTTATAGCTTCAAGAATAGTTTTGTTTAATTTGTATGGACCGTCTTGACTGTCGTAAGCCAAAGGTAGTCCTACAGATATGCCTTGTAATTTGCTCATATTATATGTACCTGCTCAAAATATTTATTTCACCTTGTATTCTAGCGATATTTATTGCTATTCTGTCTTCCTCAGCTTGAATGTCCCCTTCATTGACAAACCCCACTGCCCTGGCAGCATCAGCCAATGTAGGAGCAGACAAGAGAGCACAGACCCTTTGCATTGTATCATAAATCTTACTCTTAAGAATCCCAACGCTAACAGCCTCAGAAGTCGTTGGTTCTTCTCCTCGACCAGTATACCCCTGGTCATTTTCATCATCCCAGAGTGCACTGACCGTATCGGCTGCACTGTAGCCAAGGCTTTCTTGAAAGAAATTATCTAACTGGTCTCTATCGTATGTACATATATCACCAAGGGCAATAGTTATGTTTCTATTCCGATATTCGGCTCGCAAATTCGTAAATCTTAAATTTGCAGCTACCTTAATCTGATTAGCAATACTCAACAAAGGTCCTCCCTCCCAGGCAGATTGATACCCCAGCCCTTCTTGATTGGCACCAGTTGCCGCCTTTTGAAGCAACGCATCCACTGTATCATAATATTCTTGTGGTGCGTCCACTGGACTGAGAGAGTAATACCCTCCTCTTTTTGCGGCAAAATATAAATCTTCATAATCTCCAATGCCAAAATCTGGAGTTTCCTCTCTGTTTAGCTCTGTAATACCCCTTCTAAGATAAGCGACCCTTTCGCTCGCCTCTTCTCTTGAATAATATGTTCTTGGTGTTCCTTCGTAATCTGTTATGGTTATTGGGAAATTTTCATAAAGGGAACTAAATCTACTAGATAGCGAGCCATTGACCGCAGTCAATATAGCATCATCAGCTTGGGCTGCCTGAGACTTTAATTGAAAATCAAGCTCTTTTATAGCAGTGGATAAGCCCGTCATATCCCAACTGATAATATAAGCTGCATAAAGTTGTGCCAATGGGAAGAGGTAAGCGCCGGCACGCCAAAATGTCGAATTACCCCCAAAGCCACCTTTGTTCCTAAGACCTTCAAACTCTTGCACTTTATCTGGTTGAGGGTCTTCAGTGGTATAATATTCTTCCATTCTCTCGCAATAACTTCTAACCAGGTTTATAAATCTTTCTCTACCATCTCCCTCAAATATAGACTTATTAGCGGATAAATATTCTGTTCCTTCGGCAATGTTATCCAGAACCCTGTATAGGACGCACCTTAATAATACTCTTAGGTTTTCTCGGGGAGTTCGGTTAGAATAAAATCTAAAATCTCTATTTAGGTTGCGAGAGGGGTCGGAATAGGCTTTTTCTATAATGTCAAAATTATCATATATAACCCCAATCAACTGTTTTTGGGAATACTCTTTTTCTAATTTTCTTAGTAAATAGTCAGACAATAAATATAAGGTGCCGTCGCTGCACCACTGTGGATATACTTGCAAAAGAGGTCCAGAGTTAAACATTAGTCGAACGATGCGAGCTTGAATTGATAAGACTATTGAAGATGCTACTTCTTCTTCTTGGGTGGTTACGCATTTGTCGTCCACCAAGTCAAAAGGAAACTTATTTACTGCCCGAACAAAAGGTGGCAACCGACGTGGAGCTAGCGACGGGGCGGTGTAAAAACTCTCAATTGACTTTTCGTTGAGTCGATATGGGTTACCGAAAGTAAGTAAATTTCTGTTTCTCTTAGGATAAGAGTCTCGTGGGTTATCGGGAGTTTGTTCAGGACCTCCAGCACCTTGTCCTGGTTCTGCCCAGGCATTTATATTCATTGCAAACTGGCTTCTAGTGTTTTTGGCTGCGCCATCCCCAGGGGTTATTAGAGTAGTCCCAGGGTCGGAATATGATAAGTTATCCATAAAAGAAGTATTAAGAATAGAGTAATTCATCATAGGAACCTGTGTTTCAAATGTTCCAAATAGGTCTTCAGTGCTATCACGCCCACTCAAAGGGTCACTTGCTATAAGTGGTCCTTCATAATTGGTAGGAAAATATAACGGAGGGTCGCTTGAAAGGTCAACAATACTAAACCCTGTTCCGGCATTTTTTATTACCCTGTTTTCTCTTTGTTGTTCGTTTTCATTTACGCCACGGAACACCAAAGCTAATCTAGGCATTGGGTTTTTTCGATTTTCTTCGGTCCAATATCTACCGTTACGGCGGG